CAAAAGCAGAGCAGCAAGTTTAAGAGCAAAAGGTGGCAAAAAAGCAATAGCAGCCGCAGTAAACAAAAAACGCAGAGACGATCCTAATAAAAATCGTACTGGCAAAGCAAAGAATGTTAGCAATACTGTTAAGAAAAGGAAGAAAAGATAATGCGTATATATGAATTTACAAATATAAAAGAAAGATATAGGGACTTTTCGCCTACTAAATCAGATGCAATGGCAGCACAAGCACCAGTAGCAATTTATAAATCAATGATTAATCCTAAAAGAACTCCTCCATTGGAAATGAAGGTTATCGTAAACAAAAAACTACAAGATATCATGGCTAAGAAAGAAAAACTTGCAAAAAACATGAGTAAGACTGCAGGTGTAAAATATGTTGAACAGCCTAAATCATTTTTACCAAAACCACTATCGAACGTTGATGGTACTGACGATATGGGTGAGTTAGGTGGAACAGGTGATTATTCTCCTGTTCCTGGAACAGGTAATGTTAAAAAAGGAACAGGCAAAACTAATTTTACTTCAGGTGGCAACCAAAGATACAATGCTATAGAGAATGTAGGTGAAGGTTATTATGAACTTCCTAAGATGGATAAAGACAAGTATCAGCAACGTGATGGACTCGAAGGTCCTATGATGACAAAGTCTGGTAAAGTACTTTACTATGATCCTAAAGAAGGAAAGTATTATGATCCAGACACAGACATGTATATGGATTATGAAGATGCAAAAGCATTAGATGAACAAATGAGTCCAGAGCAGAAGTCATACAGAGATTCGTATAATACTGCCCGTAAAGATGCAATTAATAACTACGTAACAAATCCCCAGTCTAAAGATCTTAACATGCATATTAATAGATCAATGTTAAAATGGAAAAGAGATTATGCATTAGGAAAAGATGGAACTGGAACGGCAACTATTAACAAAGGTGTTGTAACAAAAACAGAAGAAATTACATTAGAAGATACCCAAGACTTTCATGAAGAATATGGTTACTTAGGATATAGTATCGATGAAACTGATATGTTTGAAGGAGAGTATCAAGGACGCAAAGTTAAACTAAACAAACCAATGCGAGGTGATGTTAAGAAGTTTAAAGTATATGTTAAAAACAAAAAAGGCAACGTAATTAAAGTAAACTTTGGACACGGTGGCACTAGTGCAAAACGACCAACTATGCGTATAAGGAAGTCAAATCCAGCGGCAAGACGATCATTTAGAGCAAGACACAACTGTGATAATCCAGGGCCTAAGACTAAGGCAAGATATTGGAGTTGTAGAAAATGGTAAACCAGAATTAGTCGTTGACATAATAGATACTATAAATAGATGTAAGAAAGATAAATAACTCGATAGAAGAATAAGCCTCAATTTTTTTTGGGTAAATTTTTTTTAGGTAAAAAAAGGAAAGAATCAATGACACAACTAATAAACCCCACGAAATTTACAAATGCAGTCGGCCTCTTAAGGTCATTTTTTTTGGATAAAGGATTCGAAGAAGTCCATACCCAGAATAGACTAAGCATACTCGCCGCATGTGAAGATCCATTCAATGTAGCAACTTACAATTACGCAGGTCAAGTTTGGCCTTTACCACAAACTGGTCAGATGTGGTTAGAACATGAATTACTCACTAAGCCTTCATCGAAAGGCTTTTTTTGTGTCAGCACATCCTACAGACAGGAACCAAATGCAATACCAGGCAGACATGATATTATCTTTCCAATGTTTGAATTTGAAATGCCAGGGAACATTGACAACTTAAAAGCAATGGAATATGAACTGTGTGAATACTTAGGCTTTGATGATATAACTGAAAGGACTTACGGCGAGTGGCAACAACAATACAGTTTGGATCCTATGCAAGAACTAACTGCGGCACACGAAACAGACATGTACGAAGAATTTGGTAGTACAATGATTACAGACTTCCCAGAGTTTACAAGTCCATTTTGGAATATGTCACGTTACTGGGACGGAGAAACAAGCAAAAAGATAGATGTTATATTAGGCGGTATGGAAACTATTGGATCAGCAGAACGTTCATGTAACGCAGATCATATGCGTGATACATTTCATACTATTACAGAAGGTGCTTATTCAAAGTTACTATTTGAATTGTTTGGTAAGGATAGAGTAGAAGCAGAACTAGAAGAGTTTTTAAAGTTTGACTTCTTTCCAAGAACAGGCGGTGGTATCGGTATGACACGTATGATTTCAGCACTTGATACATTGAAATAATTTATAATCTGGGGTGCTGAAATAGGTAGACAGGCATGACTGTTAATCATGTGGTGGATATGTGTTACAATATATTTACCGTGGAGGTTCGATTCCTTCCCCCAGAGCCAATAAATACATATATGGAACGCACAAAAGAAGAAATAATGAAAAATATTGATTATATTATTGATCAATATGTTCAACCAGCAGTAGCAAGCCACGGTGGCATGATAAGACTTGAGGACTTTGATATGGAGTCAGGTCGTGTACTTGTGATGTTGCAAGGTAGTTGTAGCGGATGTGCAAGTAGCACTATTACACTAAAAATGGGTGTTGAAAATATGCTTAAACATTATGTACCTGAAGTAAATGCCGTAGATGGCATAGACGATCCAAACTTTAATAATCCTTATTATTAAATAATATAAATTATTTACTATTTACTATCAAATAGTTATTGACGTAGTACCAATGTTATAGTATAATAACTTTAACAATAAGGAGTAGAAGTATGAGCAATGGCGATAGAATATTTAATAATGCAGAAAAAATAAAACTAACACAACTAATCAACGAAGGTCTTACTGTAATGCAAGAGGTGGATGACCTATCAGAAGGACTTAATGATACAGTTAAGGCTATTGCAGAAGAGATGCAAATTAAACCTGGTGTGCTTAAAAAAGCAGTAAGAACTGCGTACAAAGCAGACTTTGCTAAACATAGTGAGGACTTATCAGAACTTGAGAACATACTTGCTACAGTTGGTAAATTAACTTAATGCAGAAAATATATAAGTTTTTTAGAAACAGTTACGAACTTAGTCCTGTTGCATTTTATTGTGAAATGGTAGAGGCGGCATTTCTAATTAGTGCAAGTGCAGTGCTAAGTGTTACTATATTAGATCCAAACGGTTGGCACTTTGTTCCATTGTATCTTTTAGGTAGCATGTTAGGTGTAGTTAGTGCTATAATAAGAAAAGCAGCATTTGTTATAGTTTTATGTTCTTGGTTTACTATAATGAACATATATGCACTAATACAATTAATAGGAGCCCTTGTATGAGTTACGTCGACGCACATTTTGACAGAGAACATGATAGAATTAATGTTGTAGAGAGAGTCAACGGTAAACGTGAGTATCGAGAACTTCCTGTAAATTATGTATTTTATTATAATGATGCTAGAGGCAAGTTTAAAACTATATATGGAAATCCTGTTAGTCGTTTTAGTACAAGGAATGGTAAAGAATTTCATAAAGAAGTTAAGATGCATGGCAAACATGGGATATGGGAAAGTGATATTAATCCTGTGTTCCGTTGTCTTGCTGAAAACTACTTGGGTGTCGATGCTCCTAAACTAAACATTTGTTTTTTCGATATTGAAGTAGACTTCGATCCTGTTAGAGGGTATAGCAGTCCTGGTGACCCTTTCAATGCTATAACTGCTATTAGTTTACACTTAGGATGGTTAGATCAGTTAATTACACTAGCAGTACCTCCTAAGAGTTTAAGCATGGAAAGTGCAAAAGATCTAGTTAAACATTTTCCTAATACATTCTTGTTTGAACGTGAAGCAGATTTACTAGAAACATTTTTACAACTAATCGATGATGCTGATATACTAAGTGGATGGAACAGTGAAGGATATGATATACCTTATTGTGTTAATCGTATTACAAAAGTACTAAGCAAAGATGACACTCGTAAATTTAATTTATGGGGTCAGTATCCTAAGAAACGTACATTTGAACGTTTTGGATCAGAGAACGTTACATTTGATTTAATTGGCAGACAACACTTAGACTATATGCAACTTTATAGAAAATATACATACGAAGAGCGTCATAGTTATAGTTTAGATGCTATTGGTGAATACGAACTAGATGAACGTAAAACACAATACGAAGGCACACTTGACCAACTATATAATCAAGACTTTGTAACATTTATCGATTATAGTAGACAAGATGTCAACTTACTTTATAGAATGGATCAGAAACTAAAGTTCATTGATTTAAGTAACGAGTTGGCACACTCTAATACTGTATTACTTGCAACTACAATGGGTGCAGTTGCAGTTACAGAACAAGCAATTATTAACCATGCACACGAGCAAGGACTTATAGTGCCTAATCGTAAGCATCAAGATAGTGGACTTGGTGCGGCTGGTGCTTATGTTGCATATCCTAAAAAAGGTTTGCATGACTGGATTGGTAGTCTTGACTTAAACAGTCTATATCCTAGTGTTATTAGAGCATTAAATATGGGTCCAGAAACTATCATAGGTCAACTTAGACCGATACTAACTGATCATGCAGTACAAACGGCAATGGCACAAAAGAAGACATTTGCTGATGCATGGGAAGGTCAGTTTGGAAGTAAAGAATACCAAGCAGTTATGAATATGGAAAAAGGCACTGAACTTACTATTGACTGGGAAAACGGTGACGAAGATATCGTTAGTGCCGCCGACTGTTGGCGATTAATGTTTGATAGCAATAAACCTTGGGTACTTAGTGCTAATGGTACAATATTTACAGTAGAGAAAAAAGGTGTTGTTCCTGGACTGCTAGAACGTTGGTATGCTGAACGTAAACAACTGCAAGCAAAGATGAGAGAAACAGACGGTGAAGAAAGAGAGTTTTGGGACAAAAGACAACTTGTTAAGAAAATTAACTTAAACAGTTTGTATGGTGCTATTCTTAATCCAGGTTGTAGATTCTTTGATGGTCGTATTGGACAATCAACTACACTAACTGGTAGATGTATTGCAAAACATATGAGTGCTAAACTAAACGAACTACTTACAACCGAATACGATCATGTTGGCAAATGTGTTATATACGGTGACACAGACTCTGTATATTTTAGTGCATGGCCCGTAATTAAAGATCAAGTTGACAGTGGTAAGATGACTTGGAACAAAGAATCTTGTATTGCATTATATGATCAACTAGGCGAAGCAGTTAACGAAACGTTTCCAGCATTTATGGAACAAGCATTTCATTGTCCTCGTAAACACGGAGAAATAATT